ATTACCAAGCCGCGGGAAGGTATTGGGATTCCAATCTTGTGCGCTGGTACGAAGGAACGATGCGCCCGATTGGCGGATGGGTGAAAGCGTCAGGCGATACGTTTTCAGGTTCAGCGCGCGGCATGTTCAGTTGGCGCGATAACGAATATGATCGTTGGCTTGCCGTTGGTACGCACTCAAAACTTTACGTTTGGAATGGCGGAAACTTCTATGACATCACGCCATCAGGTTACACAGTAGGGCGCCAAAACTCATTCACGGGTTATGGGTACGGCGCTGCGAATTACGGTTTAAGCACTTATGGCACCAAGCGCACTGTTGGCGCTGAGTTGGACGCCACAACGTGGACGCTAGATAATTGGGGTGAATATCTTGTTGCTTGCGCCAATAGCGATGGCAAGTTGTACGAGTGGCAAAACAACGTTGGCTCGATTGCCGCTGTTATCACGAATGCGCCAACGGATAACACGGCACTCATTGTCACGCCAGAGCGCTATATGTTTGCGCTTGGCGCCGGCGGCAACCCGCGTTTAGTGCAATGGTCTGACCAGGAAGACAACACAACCTGGACGCCATCAGGATCAAATACCGCGGGATCGTTAGAGCTTCAAACCAACGGTCGCATTTTGGCGGCTAAACGCGTTCGCGGTCAGGTGTTGATCTTGACCGAAACGGACGCTCATGTGATGAATTATCTTGGTCCGCCATTGGTATATGGTCAAGAAAAGGTTGGTTCGTTTTGCGGTTTGATTGGTCCGCAAGCCGTTGCCGTGATTGAAGGCGGCGCCGTTTGGATGTCAGACAAATCGTTTTTCTTATTCAATGGCCAACTTCAACCATTGCCTTGCAGCGTTGGCGATTATGTCTTTACCGACATCAATCTTGATCAAGTGGCGAAGATTTATTCGGGACACAATTCGGCTTTCGGTGAAGTGTGGTGGTTTTACCCATCAGCAGATAGTAATGAGTGCAATCGCTATCTGATTTGGAATTACCGCGAAAACCATTGGGCGATTGGCGAATTGGCGAGAACATGCTGGACGGATGCCGGTGTGTTCACCAACCCGCTATCCGTTGGAACCGATGGGTTCCTGTATGAGCACGAAAACGGATGGACTAATAACGGCACGCCCATCACGTCCACGCGTTATGCCGAATCAGGTCCAGTTGAAATTGGCGCCGGTGATCGTTTCATGTCTGTCCGCCAAGTGCTGCCGGATGAAAAGTCACAAGGTCAAGTGAAGTTGACGTTTTACACACAATCAACACCGGAGTCTTCCTCCACAACGTATGGCCCTTACTCGATGCAACCTTACACGAATGTAAGGTTCACGGGTCGCCAGGTAGCGATGCGCGTTGACGGAAATGCTGATGCCGATTGGCGTGTTGGAACGATTCGTTTGGATGCTGTAGCGGGAAGCGGACGATGAGACTACCCAATCCGCCACAAGATTACTCGGCGCCGATTGAGCGCGAACGCAATCGAGCGATTGAAAGCGCTGATGCGTTGAATCTGAAGAAGTTGCAGGATGTCGAGTTTGTTGAAGGTGCGCGCTTGATTTTGCGCTCGCCCAATGGAACGCGTTACAACATTGCAGTTAGTAACGCCGGCGTGATTAGCGCAACAGCAATTTAGAGGTAAACATGGCAACGAAAGCAGACATTCAAACGCTCTATCAGCAAACGTTAAACCGCGCGCCGCGTGACGATGAAGTCAACTGGTGGCTCATGTCCGCCAATAACGAAAAGTGGACACCGGCGCAATTACGCGGAGCGTTTCTGCGCGATGCCATTCCAGAGCTTTACACGTCAACGCTTGGACGTTCACCGAATCCTGATGAAGTGGCGTATTGGCAATGGGCGCAAGGTGAGTTGGCATCACCTGCTGCATTGCGTACTGAGTTTATACGTTCAGCGCAACCCGAAATAGCGATCAATGCCGCAAGGCAAGCCGGTGCCAATAGGCAAATGCAAGGCATTACGGCGACAGGTTTAGCGGGTCGCACTTATACGCCATACGCCGGCGATTACACGCGTTATGGCTTTGGCCCTGAATCGTTGCTATTTACCAACACTGGTCAAATAACGCCATACACACTACCGGAAGGTTCTAAGTGGCGGACTGCTGCCGCTGAAGCATCACCATCCGATCAAACCGATCAAGTAACTAGTCAGGCGACAAAAGATGCCGCTGCTGCAACGCAACAAGTAGCGCAAAACGTTGGTTCTTCAGTCACGCAAGGCGCAACTAACCAGCAACTTCAAACGACTGGCGGAACATCCACATCAACGGGTGGTTTGCTTGACATGGGCAAGGACAATTTCATTGATGATCGGTCAATTTTATCGACTGGTGGACCAGTCACAGACAGTCTTTTGAATGTTCAAACGCAACCCGTTATTCAGCAGCCCGTAGTCAACGAAACCATTGCAACGCAACCCGTTGTCAATCCTTACGATCAACAAGTCACGAGTTGGTATCAAGGTTTGCTAGGACGCGCGCCAACGCAAGCCGACTTAAATTATTGGGGTGGCGAACTGGCCAAAGGCATTGACGCTGGCGCGATTCAGGAAAGCATTGCAACATCACCCGAAGCCCTGCTGAATCGTGAATATCGCATGTCATTGGGTCGCACGCCAACGCAAGCCGATTACAACTATTGGCTTGGCGATGTGTATGGCCAAGGCACATCAATCGGTGACATCCGCCAAGCGATCAGATCATCACCTGAAGCGCAACTGTTTTCTGGTTACAACACGGCAGCGCAAAACGTCCAACTTCAACCGTATGACTTTTACTTGAATCAGTTGACGGGTGGCGCGCCAGTGCAAGGTTTATTGTCAGCGATCAACCAACCACAGTTTGTCAACAATGGACTGCTAGCGACATCATGAACGCCTTTGATGCCGCCAATTGGAAACGGTGCATTCCGATCATTGAATCCGCATTGCAATACAGCGGCGGCACGCATAATATCGACGATATTGAACGAGCAATTACCGCCAAAACGATGCAGTTTTGGCCAGGTGCGCAGTCAGCAGTTATCACAGAGATTCAGGTTTACCCTCGCCTCAAAGCGCTTCACTATTTTCTTGCTGGCGGGAACCTCGAAGAACTCGCGCGTATGCGTCCAATCATTGAGCATTGGGCCGAATCAATCGGATGTCAACGAGTCACGTTAGCCGGAAGACGAGGTTGGATTCGTTCGTTTTTGGCGGATGAAGGTTATCAAGAGAAATGGGCGGTCATGTCCAAGGAGTTGAAGAAATGAGTAAAGGCGGCGGCGGATCAACATCAACTTACCAGCCTGATCCTGAATTCAAACAAGCAGCGCTTCAAAACTATGCGTTTGCCCAACAAGTTGCACAGCAACCTTATCAGGCTTATGGCGGACCAAGGATTGCAGGATTTACGCAACCGCAGCAAGAAGCCATGGCAGCGATCCGCCAGTCACCATTAAGCCTCGGCGAGTCCATGCAGCAATTTTATAACCCGTACAACGAACAGGTGATCGGGAATACGCTGCAAAACATCGAGAATCAACGATTGATGCAACAGCAACAAACCCGCGCGCAAGCCGCCAAAGCTGGCGCATACGGCGGAACGCGCCAAGCAGTGCAAGAAGCGTTGCAACAACAAGCGGCGCTGCAAACGGGCGCTCAAGCCGCGGCACAATTAGCGCAGCAAGGATTTGGCCAGGCAGCCGCGCTCGGTGCGCAAGACATTGGTTTACGCCAACAAGCCGCAGCAGGACTGCAAGGTGTTGGCGCTCAACAGCAAGCCATGAATCAAGCCAATTTAGATTTGGCGTATCAAGACTTTTTACGCCAACAGCAATATCCACTTCAGCAATTGCAAATCCTTCAACAAGGTCTTACGCAAATGCCATCGGGTGGAACACAGCAAACAACGCAAAACCTTTCCGGCGCACAACAGTTTGGGCAAGGATTGAGCAACGTTGCGGCGCTTGCTTATCTGTTTTCCGATAAGCGCATGAAGGAAAACATTTCAAAGATGAAGTCACCACTTGCTGCGCTTGGCGGCATGAACGGTTACGAATACGAATACAAAGGAAGCGACATGCCAACTGGCGGCGTGATGGCGCAAGAAGTTGAACGTGTGATGCCAAACGCCGTGGCTTATGGCGGCAACGGCATGAAGATGGTTAATTATCCTGAAGTCACTGGTTTGCTGGTTGAAGCGGTCAAGGAACTTGATCGCCGCACAAGGGGTTAAATATGGCGCTTTTAGACTTTCTTTTTGGCGGTCCATCGTATAGCACGCTGCCGAATTCGCCAGAATCACCTATGCAAGGTGCATCGCCAAATGTCCTGCAACGTTTTGGCGCTGGACTTGATCGCATTTCAACGATACCAGGATTGCCTACGCCAGCAATGGATGAAGAAGAGCGTATGCGACAACGCTGGATGACGCTTGCAAACATTGGATCTTCGTTAGCGCGTGGCGGCACTGCTGCCGAAGGGTTGCAACAGGCAAGGCAACAAGCGTTGCAACAACAAATTCTTGGCGTGCAGTTTCAGCAAATGCAGCAACAACAATTGCGCGAACAAGCGTTACGCCAAGCGCTAACAGCAAAGCCAACAGAGGCGCAACAATTTGCCGCTGGACAGAAAGCGTTAGAGGTTGGTGGTCAAGGCCCGACGATGGGTGCGGCAAGGATGCAAGAACAAGCCGTTGCAGCTGCAACGCCATTTGCAACGCTTACGCCAGAGCAAAAACTTATTGCCTCGCAAATGCCTTATGCAGAAGCCGTTAAGTACATTGGCGAAAATGTTAAGCAGGAAGAGTTTGGAACGAGCGCAAACACAGGAATGATTGGCGGAAGGCCTGTTAATTACGTCATTGGGAAGCGTGGTGGTATACGCGTGCTAGATGTATCGCCAAGACCTGATGAAGAGCAAATTAGGACTGGCAATCGAATTCTCATACGTGATAAGAACACCGGAAAAACAATTGATTCTTATAGCGTTGAAATGTCACCTTATGAAGCAGCGCAAAACCTTCGTGCAATAAGCGCTCAAGATTTGGCGGAAAGAAAGTTTGGCGAAGAAAAGTGGATGAACCGCCAACAAGTAGGGTTTAGACAGCAAGAGCTTGGCCAAGGCGCCGCTCGCCTTGCTCAGAGCGATATTGACATCACAACCGACGCCGCTGGAAATCTATTTAGAGTGTCGAAAACAGGCGCTCCAACGACTGCCGTATATGGGCCAAGTGGCGAGCAATTCAAGAAAGAAGGGCAAAAGATTCCAACGGCGGTAACGGAAGAGTTTGTAAAGAATCAAGCCAATATCAATTCGATTGATAACGCCATAAAGCTGGTGCAAGACAATCCTGGCGCAACAGGGCCGGTAACAGGAAGACTTCCGTCATCCATACGCGATCCATTGGCGGATCAAAAGAATGTTGAAACGCGTGGTGCCGTTGCTCGCATTGGAAGTTTACTCATTAAAGATATATCAGGCGCTACTGTTCCTGTTGCCGAGGTTCCGCGACTTGCGCCATTTATTCCTTTGCCAACGGATGATGATAAGACCATTCAAACCAAACTGAGTGGCTTGAAGCGTGAAATATTAAACATTGAAGAAGAGCGTAAAAAGCAGTACACGGCACAAGGTATGAATTACCCGACGATTAAGTATGAAGGCAGTCCTATGACATTACCTACACAAGCCGTACCGAATATCATGCAGCAATACGGATTGACGCCAAGGAAGTAGTCATGACTAATATTGAACGCGTATCAGCAAACCTTCGTAAAATGTTTGAACAAGGCGCGCCACAAACGGATATGGAATCCTATATTCGGATGGAAGGTTACACGCCACAGCGCTATCTTGCCGCCATGGGTCGAATGAAACGTGGCGTTGGTGAGGTTGAAGCCGGCGCGTTTCGCACATTTATGCAGGGCTTGTCATTTGGCTTTTCTGATGAAATAGAAGCCGCGGTCAAGGCAGCATTTACCAAAGGCTCTTATCAAGACAATGTTGAAGCGGTAAGAGAAGGTATTAAGCAATACCAAAAGCAAAATCCTGTTGCCGCCATGTCATCAGAATTGGCGGGGGCATTGCTTCCGGCTGCTGTAACCATGGGCGCTGCCGCACCAGCCGTTGCCGCTCGCGCACCGCAACTTGCCGGAGCTGTAACCAGAGGCGCACAAGCGGTTACCAGCGCATTACCGTCCGCTATGCAAGGCACTAACATTGGCGCGCAAGTAAGCCGCGGTGCGCTCTATGGCGCAGCCGGTGGCGCGCTTGGCGGCGCGGGGCAAGCTGAAGGCGATATGTCCAGTCGCTTACAAGGCGCGGCTGTTGGCGCTGGCCTTGGCGGAGCCATAGGCGCTGCCGTTCCGCCGGCTATGGGTCTTATAGGTTATGGCGCTGGAAAAGCGCGTGATGTTTTGGGAAGAAGCGGTGCTGCTGCGCAACAAAAGGCTTCGCAGTTAATCATTCAAGGCATGGAACGCGATCAATTAACACCGCAAGAATTGCAGCGAAGATTGATGCAATCAACGCCAGGAAAACCAACGACACTTGCTGACATTGGCGGCGAATCATTATTGTCTCGCGCGTCAGGCGCAGTAAACGTGCCTGGTGCCGCCAAAAGTGAAAAGGGTGAATTCTTGCAAGAGCGTGTCCGCACGCAGTCAGATCGTGTTATTGCTGATTTAGCCGCGGCAGCGCAAGAGCGTTTACAAAACACCAATACATTGCTTCGAGATCTAACGGATCAACAAAAGCAAAAAGCTGCACCGCTTTACGCCAAAGCATACGACACACCAGTTGGCGTGTTAAACGATAAAGAGTTGCTGAAATATCTTGACAGGCCAGCATTCAAAAAGGCTTACGCTCGCGCTGTTAGCATGGCGGCTAACGAGGGCGAATCGCTACCTCAGATTTATCGTTTCAAGACTGACGGTAACGGCAGACCTATTTATGACGAAGATGGCTTGCCAGTTTATGGCGATCTTGAGGACTTGCCAAACGTCAAGGTGCTTGATTGGATGAAGCGCGGCTTGGATGATGTGATCAACGCCAAACAAACCAAAGAAGGATTTGGGTCAACTGAAGCGCGCGTTATACGCAACGCCAAAAACGAATTCCTTAATCGTTTAGATGAGTTGGTGCCAAGCTATCGTGACGCTCGCGCTGTTTTTGCTGGCGACGCAGCGCTTAAGGACGCCATCGAGCAAGGCAGAAAAATCTTTACGATGCCTGAAAACGATTGGCGCGAAGTGGCGGCTGACTTCAATAAGCTGACAGACATGGAACGAAACATGTTTAGAGCTGGTGTCGTTGATGCCGCCAAGATTCAAGCCGATCGCATTACCCGTGAGTTTGGCACAGCCAGGGATGTAACGCGATTGTTCGACAACACACAAACGCTTGGAAGGTTGCGCTCGGCATTCCCAGACGATCAATCGTTTAACACGTTTAAGAATCAACTTGGCGAAGAGGCTCGGTTTACCGAGGTTCGTAATCGCGTCTTGGCAGGATCTAGGACGGCGCCATTAGCCGCTGAAATGGCAGAGCAAGCAGGACCAACGGGCGCCGCTGTTGGATCTGCCATTATCCAAGGAAACTTACAACCGATTGCATCACAGATTCTTGGTCGAGCCATGCAGCGTGGTGCAGGCAATGTTGGTGATGTTGCTGACATACTTGGCCGTGAGTTACTCACGCCGTTGACACCGCAATCGCTAGACGCATTGATGAAAAGGCTTGCTTCGCAACAAGAAGCGATGGCAAGGGCAGAGGTTAATCGAGCAAATGTGAGGCCTATGGTAGGTGGAGCGCTCGGACAGTTAACAGGTCAAGCAGCAGCGCCAACACAACCATTCCGCCTTGACGTTTCAGGCACTGCCGACACTATGTCAGACGAAGAAAAAAGACTTGCAGGATTGCTTCAGTAGCGTAAAATCAAACCGGAACTCCCTCCTGTTGGTTCTTCGACCCGCCGCTTGCGGGTCTTTTTTTTGCCGTTCGTCGGAAAAAGGTGGACACTTTCCGTTTTAAGGTGATAAATGGAAAGTTATGAAAAAACTCATTGTTGGCATTGATCCTGGTATCAGCGGTGGCATTGCTACGCTGGACGGTAAAAAACTTGTTGATGTGATTGACATGCCATTGGTGCAGCGCCAAGTTGGAAAGGCAGTCAAAAACTTTGTGTCGCCACACGAGCTACACACACATTTGGCGGCACTAACGATTGAGCATGATGTGACTGCCTTCATCGAGCAAGTATCCGCCATGCCTGGCCAAGGTGTCGTTTCGATGTTTAGTTTTGGAAGGTCGCTTGGAAACATCGAAGGCGTGCTTGCATCTTTGCAAATTCCTTATCACTTCGTGCAGCCGCTAACCTGGCAGCGCAAGGTGCGCCTTACAGGCGGCAAGGATGGCGCAAGGGCATTAGCGCAACAAATGTTTCCGCAACACGCGTCGAGTTTTTCTCGCAAAAGAGATGACGGGCGGGCTGACGCCAGTTTGATTGCACTTTATGGGGTTATGAATGAGCACACAGGAAGTTGAAAATCTAAAAGAGTTGTTGAAGTACACGCGAACCCTTGCCGCGGAGAGCGACAACAAGTTGCGCGTTGCGCGCAGGTTTATCCACTCGTTATTGCATCCTGAAGAGTTTGGACACGCAGTTACGGAAGAGGTGCGAGGCAAAGCGTTAGAGATCATCAGGCATATTTCATGAAGCGCGTCTTGCTTATTGGATCTGAGGGTTACGTTGGCAGCCAGCTGTTAAAAAACATTGCGCATGACGTAAATCTCGTGGCCGTTGATATAAAAACGGGCATGGATTTCATGGACATGTCCGACGTTGCACTTAGTGCGTTTGATGAGATCCTTTTCTTTGCTGGCGTGTCTAATGTTGCCGACGCTAATCGCCAACCGCATCGAGCCGTAGCGGAAAACGTTGTATACACATTGTGTCTACTTGAGCGCATGGCGGCACACACAAGACTGATTTACGCCAGCACAGGATCGTTGCTTTCAAACGGTGATTCGTTGGTGGCTAACGAGCAACGCGAGAACGCTTATGACGCTAGCAAACTGTCATTCGATTTGGTGGCTAAGTACATGGGCAAGCGCGTGGTTGGCTTGCGCATGGGCACGGTAAGCGGATGGTCGCCAAAGATGCGATGGCATTTGATCTTCAACGCGATGAACCGATCAGCGATTGAAGAGGGGCGCGTTTACGTTACTAATCCTGATGCAATGCGAAGCATTTTGTTCCATGATGATTTAGCGGAACGCGTGATGGAAATCATTGAGGATGACGGCGCGCAAGGCATTTATCCGTTGGCGTCTTACACCATGAGCATTGGCGAGCTAGCGCACGAGGTGGCAAATGTTCACAAAGTCCCGGTTGAGTTTGGTGTTAGCACAGGCACATATTCGTTCTCGCTCCCAACAATTCCGCAACTCTATTCAATACAAGAACGCTGCGAACACTTCAAAAGGGCTTATGGACAAAACAATTAACCAATGCTTGCTATGCGAGGGGAAAACAGAAATGATATTTGATCTTGGCGAGCAACCACCCGCCAACGCGCTAAAGAACAATCCCAACACATTTGTGCGCTGCGCAAGGCTTGCTGCGCAGATGTGTACACAATGTACGCACGTTATGCAAAAGGTGAGCTACAACGCTAAAGAACTGTTCGATCACTATCTATACGTTAGTGGCACGAGCAACACGCTCAACGATTACTTTGAATGGTTCTCAGAGAACGTTTCGCTTCATCACCCGAACGCTGACGTGCTTGAGATTGCAAGCAACGACGGGACGTTGTTACAGAAACTTGCCAAGCGTGGCGCAACCGTGACGGGGATTGAACCAGCAAAGAATTTACTTGAACTTTCAAGCAAGAAAGGCGTTTACACGATCCCGGCCTATTGGCCTTTGAACATGGGCAACGAGCGTTATGACGTTGTGATCGCCATGAACGTGTTGGCGCATAACGACGATCCGATTGCGTTTCTCAAAGGCATTGAGGCTTGCCTAACGGATGATGGCGTTGCGTACATCCAGGTGAGCCAAATGGATATGCTCGCCAATGGTGAGTTCGACACGATTTATCACGAGCACGTTTCTTTTTTCACGGTGGACTCGTTTACCTTAGCGTGTACCAGGGCTGGTTTAAGAGTAGGTTTTCGCCAGCGCGTTAACGTGCATGGCGGATCAATGCTTGCAGCAGTGTGTAAGCGCGACTCGTTTCCGAGTCCGATTCCATTTGCAGCAAGTCAGTGGAACGAGGGAAGGTTGCACCAGCTGACGTGGATGGACGGTCAACGATTTGCCAATGGCGTAAACCGTGCCGTGGAATCCATGCGATCTGTCATCAAGCAAGCCAAAAGCGATGGGTATGTGGTGGTGATGGTTGGTTGTGCCGCCAAAGCAGTCACGCTGATGCAAGCCATTAACGATGACCCGCATGTCGTGGTGGATGAATCGCCATTGAAGATCGGTAAGTACTTGCCGAACTCCACGCAGCAAATTGTTGCGCTCCAAACCGTATCGGAGATCAGGCAAAAGTGCCTTTTTATCCTTGGCGCATGGAACTTTAAACAAGAACTGATACGAAAGTTGCAAGGACTGCGCGATCCACATCTTTACGATTCTGTTTTAACGCCTTTCCCAATGACCTTTAAGGAATCACTCCATGGATGAGTTTTCAGTTGATGAGCAACAACCAGAAAAGAAACGCAGCAAAGCGTCAGCGATTAGCGAGTTGGAATCAAAGTATTCCGAAGCGATGGAAAACCTAACTGATTGCATTGAAACGCTCAAAGGCTTGGAGCAATACGGACGCTTTCAGGATGCCGTGGTTCGCCGCCGCGCTATCGAGTGCTTGAGACGCGTAGGACATTGGCCCGCATGAAAATAATCATATCAACCACAGGAAGCCAAACGTTGCATGTCATGAAGTCCAGCGTATTTCATTACGCCAAGGGTGTGCAGTTGTGCGTATGGGACGGGAAACTTGGCAACTTTGGCGATGACTACAACGCAGCCATTGAAGCGTTTGCAGAAGGCGATGATTCGTTCATCATTGCTAACGATGATGTTGTGATCACGCCACAAACCATGTCGTTATTGCTTGATGACGTGGCGGCACTGAGCAAAGTTTGCAAGCGCATTGGTTTTATCGCAGCGCGTTCAGACTTTGTGCGACCACCGCAAAACATCAGAGTACCGCGCAACGAAGGTGACGCGATTGAGATGTGCCGCTGGCGCTCAGAGGATGCCATCAAACCCGTTGACGTGATCAGCCCGATCTTTACCTGGGTGAACGCCAAAGCGATCAAGGATCATCCATTTCCGCCGATCAACTGGTTTAGTGATGACGTTGTGTGCGCTGACATGGCGGCAGACGGTTACAAGCATTTCGTGTCACGCGCTTATGTGCATCACGCAGGAAGCATGACGGTTGGGCGTGACGCTAAAGCGTTGATCGGCGCAGCCGCACCGTGGATCGTTGAGCACAGGCCGGAATACGCCAAAAAATGGTTTGGGGTGCAAGCATGAAAACGCATCGCAGGATTTGCATTCTCACAAACACACATCCGTATGGCGTGACAGAAAACTTTGCCCGCCATATCGCTATCGGGTTTGCGGCACACGGGTTTGAACCGCACATTGTGAACATCATGGCACCGCTTGAGCAGCAATTTCAGGCGATTGGCGCGCTATCCGCCATTGATGAATTGTTCATGATTGGCGCACTGCCGCTAAAGGTAAAAGTTGGTGATGAATACTTGTGGCGCGAAATGGGCAAACGCGGTAAGCGCGTGACCTATTACGTCATTGATTCGTATCACAACGACTTGCGACGTGTGCCTGAAGTGCTTGAATACGCCAAAGCATCAGACAGAGAGGACAACCTTTATCACGCGTTTGCGGATTACGAAACAGCTGATGCGCATTTTTTATGCGGCACAGAGTTACGCTTTGGCGGATTTCCTGCCGCGCCGATTGATCAGTCCGCCATGTACCGTGATCGCTTGCTTGTGTTTGGCGGGATTGGCAACGAGTTGGCGCAGATCAAGGACACGCTTGATGAAACGGTTTCTGAAGTCAGGCGAATTATTGACTTAAAGGATGACTACTTGTTGCTTGGTGATGGTAGTCATTGGGATGTACTGAGCAAGGTGCTAGACATTCGCGGGCAATACGACAGGCTGAATGAAGAAACCTTATTGATTGATGCGTATTGCGCATTGGATGCGGCGATGAAACGCCATAGGCGATTGCATGTCATGTCTGCGCTTAAAGGCCTACCCATTGACATTGCAGGGCCAGGTTGGATGGAACATTTCGGTGAAGTGGACAACTGGCGATATGTTGGTTCCCAACCGCACGCCGCGTTGGGGACGATGGTGCAGCATTACGCGGGCCTGATTAACTTTGACGCCAATTGGGATTGGTGCCCGCATGACAGGGCACTTACCGCGGCACTGATGAACAGGTCAGTGCTAACAAACAAGAACGCACTCAATGGTGAGCTAACGCACACTTACGCGTTTGGCGATTCACAAGCCAGCATTGCCGAGAAATGCGAAGCAATGCTTTACGACTCGCAAGCTGACACACCGATGTATCCATTTAGCGAAGAGCATTTCAAATGGACATGGCACGTTTCTATCAGGGACTACTTAAATGAGCGATGAGAAAGCAGAACGCGTAATGCAAAAAGTGTATTACTTGGACACGGTTTTGTTCGTGCCGCACTATTCAAAACCGCATTGGTGGGTGTGTGCCGGCGGCATGGAACGCACGACGACTTGGCTAAACGAGCGTTACGCCACAAAGGAACATTTGTATTTGTGGCCGCGTCATTGGAACGTGAATTAACTGTCATGGTCAAGTCATTGAAATTTATAGCGTTTATGGCACAATATGTCCGCCATGAAAGCAACGTACACGGTCAAGCAAGTTACGGTAGATGCAAACCGCGAAGTGTTGTTGCGTTACATGCAACGGCAGATCCTTCCCGCGGACAGCGTGATATGTCCGAGCAACGGTTGGTGGTGGGTGGCGTATCGAAAAGACGAGGCTTGCGCGTTCGCGTGTCTGATGCCATCAGCCAGTTGGGAGGATACTGTTTACCTGGCGCGGGCTGGCGTGATGTTGTCGCACCAAGGTTTTGGTATCCAAAAGCGTTTGATCTCAAGGCGCACGGCGTTTGCCAGGTCAATAGGCATGCGTTGGGCGGTGAGCGATACAACGGACAATCCAGCGTCCGCCAATTCGCTCATTGCGTGCGGGTTCAAGTTATTCGAGCCAAGCAAGCCATGGGGATCGGAGCGCACGATCTATTGGCGGCGAGATCTTGCCTTATAAAGATCCAGAGGTTAGGAAAGCCAAGCAACGGGTTTACTCAAAACGATTTTTTGAGAAGAACCGAGAAAGCTACCTCGCCAAAGCAAAAGAGCAAAAACAAAAAGCAAGAAAAGAATGGGACGAATTCAAGTCCCAATACGTTTGCGCGCATTGCGGTATTTCTAATCCAGTGTTGCTTGACTTTCACCACGTCATCAAGACAGACAAGAAACGCATTGGACGCTTGCTGCAAAACAACGCAGTCAAACAGGCAATCAAAGAAGCAAAAACAAAGTGCATTGCGCTATGCAGCAATTGCCATCGGTTAGTACATCAACAGGAACGCGTGAGAGCGCGAAAGGGAAAAAAGCATGGCTTGGATCATAAGAGGAAACACGGTTGAATGGATTGAAGTAAAGCCAGAAAAACGCGTGAAGATAGGTAGCGCGTATCAGCCGCCACAAATCAATTATGTCGAATCCGATCAAGTGTGGATTCAAGACATTATGACGTTCAACAAATCACCTTGGGTCTGGAATCCGTTGAAGGTTCCAGAGTGGATATTTACTGGGTTTGCTTGCGCCGCCATCAGCGTTGTGTTTAGCCTTTTGGCGAGGAGGTATTTGTGA